GGGTAAGGGACCTATGCACATCAATGGTCGAGTTAGGGGATATCTGTGAACTCCCCTGCTGGATTTTCCACGACCGAAAGGATGACTGGTGCCGTACTTCGACAATGCCAATGTGCAGGAATTTGCTACTTGTAGCAAATCCTACTCAAGTGCACTCCAGGTTCAAGGCTATGCCTTGATCAAGGGGTCCAGAGAAACTGGTTTCCGCACTCGTGCCCCTCAGGGCACGATTGTTTCGACCGTTCCTCGCAATGTCGCTGAGCCCTACTCTTGGTTTCTTGATTCATATCAAGAGATAAAGCAGCGCAATGCAGTATCGCGCGGCTTTGATGCCAAGTTGTTTAGGACAGATGAAGGCCATACCTGGGATCTCCGGAAATACCAATTTCTTGGAGATCGCTGGTCGGGCACTACTCGCGTTGGTGGATATCCGCACACTTTTGTGAATGCGGACCCCATCGCGGGCGGGTTTGGAGGATGGGGAGAACCCGTAAGGGACCTCACCTCCTATCCCGCTCTGGCCTATGGTAGGGCAGCACCGCGAACGGCGATATTAGACCTGGGAGTGGCACTTGGTGAGCTCCGTGAGGGGCTCCCCAGATTCGTTCCGGATACCATGAAGAAGGACTTGTCCAAATTCAAGGCTATCGGGTCAGATTATCTAAATGCTCAGTTTGGGTGGATACCCTTCTTGAGCATGGTACAGGACTTTGCAAGCGCTCTCGCGCATGCATCCGCCGGGTTTGTACAACCCGTCGGCCCGTACCACCGTTCGTATGCACCTGATGGGACCGGTTCTACCGTTATCTCATCAGGCGACGGACCCGCGAGCATTCGCGTAGGGACACTTCATAATCCGGTGTCTCTGCAACCTGCTCTTACTTCATTTGGGGGATCACCAACTAGCCAATCCGGATTTGATCCGGCGAACGCTACCTGGAAATTTACCGAGACAGTGTCTCGAACCCTCTGGTTTGAAGGCGAATTCGTCGTCCTCCCAAAGATCGGGTTTGATCCATCTTCTTATCTTGACCGCTTAGACGCAGTCATGAAAGTTGATATCACTCCCGCTACTCTTTGGGAACTTGCACCATGGTCATGGTTGTTTGACTGGTTCTTCCACCTGGGAGAGTCATTCAGAACGAGCGAACTTGCTCTAAACGACCGCATCCTCAGCACGTATGGTTATGCGATGGAGAGGAGCTCAATTTATCGTAAATTGGAGCTCTCCAACATCCGGCAAACGTCAACGAGTAGGCCCTACACGGGTCCTACTAAATTGACTTCAAGCTGGGAAACTACCAGCTTGCGCCGCGTCCGTGCGAACCCTTTCGGATTCACCCTGAACCCAACTACTGGCCTTTCGGCCACGCAGAAGGCAATTCTGGGAGCGCTTGGCCTTACAAGGGGCAAGCTCTGAAACACAGAACAACAACAACACCACACAATAGGAGAACCAGTGCTTCCCGATCCTCAGGCTGTTACCATTTCTGGTACTGCCATCTCTCTGCCCCGTCTCGAGGAACGTTCGGAAACGAACGTCTACTCGAACCGTACGGAAAATGTCGACTTTTTTGTCACCCAGAAGGTAGACAAAAAGGGCGTCAACCGTACTACGGCATCGCTCGTTAAGAACGTGATCGTCACTGATCCCATCACTGGGCTCAAGTCGAAGGTCCCGTACTCGGTCACTTCCGGCAGTGCTGCTCCCATTGGGATCACTACTGCGGACCTGATCGCGCTGTATGACTCGCTTAACGCGGCTCTTACGGCGTCCACCAAGGCTCTTCTCACGAAGATCTATAATGGTGAGCGTTGAGTGCGACTGAAGCGATGATGATTTTGGGCATCTGTATCTTGACTATCGTCTCGATCGGTGCCTTCATCGTTGCCACTTCATATCGCAGATCGGTGTAAGTTACTGGCTGGAAGTCCACCTTCTTGAAAGGAAGGGAACTTGAAAAGCCTGGTAACTCTCCAGCTGGCAGTCCTAGAAGATCTAGGACTTCTTCTCGACACTGATGTGTCTCGTGACAGACTTACTGTCCTGTCACGAGTGGAACACGAAGGTGAGTCGTTTTTGACGATCACCATGCCAAACCTAGCGAAGGCCCTTGAGAAAGGCCTTCGTGATGGAGTTTGGCCGCGTCATGACTTTACCTCAATGAGGTATGTCAAAGGTCTCCCCGCTTTCATGCGAGGTTTTCTTACGCGTGTGTTCTCTGAGAATGGAATCATCTTGGATGACCCAGAAGTTAACGCTATCTGGGCAGTCAGACAGTTTTGCAATTTGTCTGGCAAAATGGATCGACGCACCACGCCCGCGAGGGAACGTGCTGCTCTCGACTCATTCATCCGTACCGACAGAGAACTAGGAGACCACTTCCAGCAGGGAATACCTGCGGTAAAGTGGGACGTGTTCAAACGACACGCATTCTCCTTGTTCGGGAATATGTTCAATGAATTGGAGACTCTCGTCGCCAATTTTGAACTTATTCCTTCTCATGGACCAGGAGCTGTGGCTGACCGTTTGAGTCATCCGCAGCGCTGGGAGTTTCCTTATTGGACTGAACGTCTCGAGGAAGTTTTTCCTCGTTGGCGTTATTCCAGGAATCTCCCGTACTGGGACCATGGTGCCGCTGTACCCATGGAACAAGAGATCCCCGTAAGGGTGATCACTGTTCCGAAGACGCAGGCAAAGCCTCGCATTATCGCAATTGAACCTTCTGCTATGCAGTACGCACAGCAGGGACTCAAGCGCGAAATGTATCGGCTTGTGAAATCGAGCTCCCTTGCGGGTATACTTGATTTCACCGACCAGACG